AACGGGGGAGAAATCAAAAAGCCCTTTTTGTTATGCTTGAAGCATGAGAGGGGCAACCCCAAAAAAAGAAAGATCGGCGCGTGGAAAGGAGCGGGTGCAGGCTTTGGGAAAGAGCAAATACAAAGCGAAATACGCCAAGGATATCGTGGCGTATTTTGAAAACTACGCCGCGCTTTCCGAGGAGAGAAAACGGCATCGTGGTGTGCCGCAGTTCTCCAAGTTTGCGCGCAAGGTCGGCGTGACGCTTCGGACGCTTGAAAATTGGCGTCTCGTGTATGACAAATTTGACGAAGCTTGCTTGGAGTGCGAGGCCATCCAGCACGAGATGCTGGTGGATGGCGGACTTGAGGAGGAATACAACCCACGCTTTGCCATTTTCCTCATTGAGCAGAAGGAACGACGGGGTGGCGCGGAGAGTGTTCCCAAGTTTGAGGACACATGACGAGCGTCAGAGAAGCGATCGAGAAGCGAAGGGCGCGGTGGCGCGAGAGGAGGGATCTTGAGCACGATCGGCTCCTTGTAAGATCGGCACTCACCGAGATCATGAGATCGCCCGCGCTCCGAGATGAGATCGTGGCAGAGCCCTGGCTTCTCATCGAGCTTGCCTTCTACGTGGTCACCAAGGAGAAAAAGACACTTCCCTTCTTCCTCAACGACGTGCAAAAGCTCTTTATCGAGGAGCTGAAGGCGAGAGGGACAGCCAAGCCCTTTCTGGTGCTCAAGGGGAGGCAGGAGGGCTTTACCACGCTGATCACGGCACTGCAGCTTGCCTTTTGCATCACGCGAAAGAATTTTTCGGGCTTTACGATTGCGGACGATGCGGAAAAGACCATGGCGATCTTCAACGATAAGGCGCGTGCCGCACTTGAACGTCTGGATCCCATCCTCAAGCCCTCGCAGAAGTTCAACTCGAAGCGCGAGCTTTTCTTTGACAAGCTCAATTCCTCCTGGCGTGTGGCGGTGGCCAAGGGCAACGTGGCGCGATCTATGACGCTCAATTTCGTGCATCTTTCGGAGGCTGCCTTCTACGCCTGTGATCTCTCGGAGATCCAAGCGGGACTTGGCGAAGCCCTGGTAGAGGATGCCTTTGTGGTCTACGAGACCACGGCCAACGGCTTCAATCAATTCAGGGAGCTTTGGCAAAGCGGCTCGTGCGTGAATCTTTTTGACCCGTGGTGGCTGGCGAGCGAGTACCGCTCGAACGAGTGGGAATACATGGAGACCGACGATCCGTGGCTCATCGAGCGAAAGGAGCTTCTCTTCTCGCTTGGGTGCGATCGCGAGCAGGTGTGCTGGTACTGCAAAAAGTATGCGGGGTATCTGGTCAAGGAGCTTATATGTCAGGAATATCCCTGCTCGCCTGAGGAGGCCTTTATTGTGAGCGGCAAGTGTGTCTTTGACAAGCGGGCGCTCCGGAACCAGATGACGCGCGTGTCGAATGCAGGGAAAAAGGATCGGCGCGGTGCCTTTGTGTACAAAAAGACGGTTGTGGTCGAGAAGGACAAGAGCGGCGAGGTGATAAGCGAGTACGCAAAGCTTGAGGATATCCTCTTTCGCGAAAGCGAGGATGGCTACATCACTCTGCACGACGAGCCGCGCGTGAAGCGTGACGGCGAGGGTGCGATCACGCACGTGGCGCCCTACGTCATCGGCGGCGACACGGCCGGCACGGGCGAGGATTATTTCACTGCCAAGGTGATCTGCAATCTGGATGGCAGCACCGCCGCGACACTTCACATTCAAACCATTGACGAGGATCTTTACGCCGAGCAGCTCTACTGCCTCGGAAAATATTACAACGACGCCCTCATCGGCGTGGAGACCAACTACTCGCAGCACCCGACGAGAGTGCTTGCCCGCAGGCTGAAATATCCAAACCTCTACCGGCGCGAGATCCTTTCGACCTCGAGCGATAAGACGGTGTTTGAGTACGGCTTTGACACAAACGAAAGCACGAGAAGGACGATCGTTGCAGAGCTCGTTTCCTTGATGCGAGACAAGCCCTCGCTTGAGGTGCACATGGACACGCTTGAGGAGATGATGTCCTTCGTCAAGAAGAAAAACGGGCGTCAGGAGGCACAGGCAGGCTGTCACGACGATCTGGTGATGGCTCTGGCTATTGCGCATTTTATCTCACATTCGGAGAGCAGGCATTGGCAAAAGGTGAAGCTTCCCGATAACGATTTTATCAAGAACAATTTCAGCACGTCGCGTGCTGAGAAAAAATATTTCGCAAGAGAGGATTTTTAAATGTTGTTTGCAAAACGGTTGGAGCGTAAGGTGGATGGAGCCACCAAGCTCTTGGTGAGCATCGAGAACGAGCTTTCGGAGGTCGGGAAGCGAAACGGCGAGCTTGCCGAGCTGAACGCGGCGCTCCTTGGTGATGTGATGAGGCTTGAGAGGGAGAAGGCGGCTCTGGAGGAGAAGTGCGAGGCGCTTACCTCCCGTCTTGCGGAGAAGAGTGCCGAGCTTGCGGCGCGAGCGGGGGCGCCCGGTGCGCCCGTGAAGGAGGATGGGGCGACCGCCTCGGAGCTTGTGAACAAGTGGCGAAACGGAGAGGGGGCTGACGCATGGAGCTGAACGAGAGCACGCGCCTTTGGCGCGATTATCAGCGCGGCAAGGAATATCAGGATCGTATGGGCCTTACGCGCAAGATTCCCCTTTACGTTCGCTTTTACGAGGGCGATCAGTGGCCGAAGGTCACCGATGACACAAAGAACTTCCCGCGTCCCGTTGTGAACATCGTAAAGATGATATGCCGCAACAAGAAGGCGGCCATTCTCTCGACGCCCGTTCGCATTCGCTATCACTCCGACGACACGACGGCCAATGTGAAGAAATTCAACGATTTTTCTGACTACATCGTGAAGGAGATCGGACTTGAGCGCATCTACAAGACCTCCATTAAGGACGGAAGCGTAAAGGGCACCTATTGCCGTCACTTCTATTGGGATGCCGAGGCTGTGGGCAAGGGGGGAAGCTATGCGGGCGCGCTTCGGTGCGAGTGCATCGATATGCTTCACGTTTTTGTGGCCGATCCCACCGAGGTGGACGAGCAAAAGCAAAAGTGGATCCTCATCGTCTCACGCGAGGACGTGGAGGCGGTGAGACAGAGTGCGGATCCCGACGTTGACGTCGATCTCATCGTGGCCGACGAGGCCGACGCGCGCTATCGCGGGCAGATCGAGCAGGAGAACGACGGCACGGTGACCGTGCTGACGCGCTATTTTAAGAAAAACGGTGAGGTCTACTGCGAGAAGGGCACGCAGGCGGTGGTATTTAAGAGGCCCTTTCCGATCGCGCCCGACGTGGAGGCCGCGCGCCGCTCCATGCGAGGCGAGAGCGAGGAGGCGCCCGAGGACATGGATGCGCCCAACAATGCCCTGCCCGACGATGCGCGAGAGGCGGAGCCGAAGCGTCCGCGTATGCCGCTCTATCCGATTGTGATCGGGCAGTACGACGAGCGAGAGGGCTCGATCTACGGCATCGGGGAGGCCGAGGGCCTCATCTCCAATCAGCGTGAGATCAATTTCGGCATTGCGATGTCGCTCTTAAACGCACAGACGAATGCCTGGGGCAAGTACGTGGTCGAAAAAGACGCGCTTGGCGATCAGGTGATCACCAACGAGCCCGGGCAGACGCTGACCGACTACTCGGGTACCGGAAACGGCATTCGCGTGCTCCCGCCTCCTCCTCTTTCCTCGCATCCGATGGCGCTTGTGGAGGGTGTGACTGCCTTCACACGATCGGTAAGCGGTGCGACCGAGGTCATGACCGGTGAGACGGTGGGGGCCAATATGTCGGGCGCGGCCATCGCACAGCTGCAATCGCAGGCGCGCATGCCCGTGGTAGATCTCAGGGACATGCACTGGCTTTCGGTGGAAAAGGACGGGCTTATCTTAGCCGAGTTTTACAAGAACTTCTACGAGGGACAAAGCTACGCCTTTGAGGATCCCGAGGCCGAGGGAAATAAGCGGCAGATCGGTACCTTCTCCTCGTCGGAGTACAGGGGCACCGAGTTCTCGGTGGTGGTGGAGGCGACGAGCGGCACAAATGCTTCGACGGCGGGTGATATTACGGCGCTGGATATGCTTCTTGCACGCGGGCTCATCGACGTGGAGACCTACATAAACGCCTACCCGTCCGACGCGATCTCCAACAAGGAGGAGCTTCTCGCGGGGCTTCGTGCCGCGGCCAAGAGCGAAAAGGCGCAGATGGCGGCGAAGCTTGCCGATTACGAGGCCAAGCTTACAGAGGCGAGCGAGCTTCTTGCCCGCCAGAACGAAACGGTGGAGAGCGTGACCTCGGTGATAAGCGAAAACAAAAATCTAAAGGCACTTTTGGCGGCAACCTACACTGAGTCGATGCAAAAGCTTTCGGCTATGAGCGAGGAGGCACGTGCGGCCAAGGCCGAGCGCGACGAGGTGCTTTCGGACGCGCGCGACTTTGCCGCCGAGCTTCAGGCGCGCATGAGAGGAGGTGGCACGAATGTTTTGCCGCAAATGCAAAACGGCGCTCCGCCGCCGCGTGCGGTCGGAGGCGCAGATCTTTCTCTGCCCCAACCGACGATGTGAGCTGCACGGGGCCGTACAAAAGAAAGAGATTTTACCGTCCTTTGCGAAGGGCGATGAAATAACCGAGGGTGGTGGCGCCGTCGCCTCGGACGGCCAAGCCCCCGAGGTCTCGCAGGAATAGCGCAAAAATCCACTTCGCAGGTAACGCGCAAAAATCCACTTCGCAGGTAACGCGCAAAAATCCAAATTCGCAAGCAACGCGCAAAAATGCAAAACAAAGGAGACACGATGGAAAACGAGAACGTGGTAATAGAACCGAAAGAGAACGAAGAGCAGGCGGTGGACGCCGAGGGCGTGGAGCCCGTGGAAGCGGATCTGCCCGAGGATGCGGGCAGCTTTGGTGACGGCGATGAGGGGACGCCCTCGGCCGAGAAAAAGCAGGCCGGTGTCAAGAGTGCCAAGCAGGCCGAAAAGCGACGCGCGCGGGAGGCGGTGGATGCCGCCGAGCGCAACGCCATCATCATCGAGACGCTTGGCGGAAAAAACCCCTTTACAGGCGGAGATATGGTTGACCAAGAGGACGTCGAGGAATATCTCCTGCAAAAAGAGATCGAGAAGAGTGGCGGCGATCCCGTATCGGATCTGGCGGCCTACCGAAAGCAGAAATCGCGCGAGAAGCGCGAGGCCGAGGAAAAGGGCGAAGCCGATAAGGAGCGCACGGCACGTGAAATGGGGGAATTTCGCGATAAGTACCCCGATATCGATCTTGGGGAGCTCTTTGAAAACGAGGACTTTCGGGATTATGCCGACGGTAAGCTCGGCAGAAAGTCGATCTCCGAGGTCTACGCGGGCTTTATGGGCTTTAAGAAAAAGCTCGGAGGCGCGCGAGACGAAAAAGAGGATGCCAAAAAGGCACAGGTCGCCGCCAATCAAAAGGCGAGCGTGGGCTCTCTTGCGTCCTCGCACAAGGAGTCGCAGGACTTCTACACTCCCGATCAGGTTCGCGCAATGTCCAAGGAGGAGGTTCACGCGAACTATGAAAAAATTATGAGATCCATGAAAAAATGGAAGTAAGAAAGGAAGGTTAAAACGTAAATGTCTATCAAGAACTTTATTCCCGCCGTGTGGGCGGAAGGCATTGAGAGGGATCTTGCTGTGAAGTGCATTTTTGCCGAGGACTGCAATCGCAAGTACGAGGGCAAGGTGAAGGAGCGCGGCGAATCGGTCAAGATCCTTGGCGTAGGCAAGCCCACGATCTACACGATCGACAGAGCCGACGCCGCAAGCAAGATCGCGGAAGCTGAGCAGCTGGAGGACGCGAGCACGATCATGCACATCAATCAGCTCTCCTACTTCAATTTCCTCGTGAATGACATCGACAGAGCGCAGGCAAACGGCGAGGTTATGGCGGCGCTCAACGAGGAGGCTACCGAGGGGCTTGCCGCAAGAATGGACGCGCACATCGCAAGCTGCGCGCTTGACAAGTCGATCCCGCATCTTTTGAAGACGCCGCAGAAGGCGGTGAGTGGCACGGCGGGCTCGAATGAGATCAACGTGCTCGCTGTGATCGACAAAGCGCTCACGATGCTTTA